ATGATGAGACTCTCTAGAGAGCTAACTAGAGTGGCCGCAAGGGTTAGCATACCACATACTTCTTTTTGTTTTAAAAGGGAAGCTACTAGAGTGTTACTCTCTAGTAAGCTCTCTATAGAGTATGAACTTGAAAAAAGCTCTGTCAAGAGGGAAAATGCAAACCCTAGTAAAACTAGGCTCGGCAAGGATATAAAAACAATAAGTGTGAATGTGCAAAAGGAGAGAGATAATCAAAAGAGCGAATCACTTGATGATAGAGCAACTGATGTTCAAAGATTGTTAGCTAAGACTAGTAAGAATATGAATGCCAACTATCGTCATGCAGTAAAGAAGCGATACCAGATGGATGATTTAGAGTGGAGATTGCAACGTATCTTTAAAAGATTGGAGCGACAATCTAGCAGGCAAACGTATCTTGATACAGTCAAGAGTGTTCGCAGGTTAGATCGTAAACATCAGTTTATTTTTGTAAACAACTATGAGGAGTTATGGTCAATAAAAGGTTAATGTCTATGAACTGGGATATGGTTAGTATAGATCGCTTGTATAAGGAAGCTGCTGTTACTTTGCATCATCTACCACCGGTTATTAAAAGAAAGCAGTATAGCTCGGTATGGCCTAGTTATGCTTTGGCAAATGCGTGGAGCGGATATGGTTGGGAAAGCTCGGTAAGGATAGCACCTACTACGGAAGATATAACTCGGTTAGAGTTTGCATTGGAACTCGGTTGGGAACTCGGTAAGGAAGAAAGACAGGTTATATGGTATACAGTTATGAGTGCTGTCAACAGAGAGCGTGGGGCTAGATGGTCGTGGCTAGCGAAACGCTTTCATTGTGATAGTAGAACAGTCAAAAGCAAATATCAAAAAGCCCTTATCAGAGTTTACTATCTCATCAAAGGGCTTCAGAGTTAGATTTAGCTTTGTTTGATCTACTCTTCTTTTTCCTCCTCTACTTTACTAGGGTCATACGCTTCTGGGTCTGTATGACATACGTAATCGCTATGCCAGAACTCCTGATATTTACCATTTTTTTCATACTCTGGTATACCTCCTTTTTTCTTCAAACCATAGTAATTTATAGCGGTATGAAAAGCATCTTGTAATTTCATTATTTCGCCTAAGTTCACATACTCCCAAGCTCCCTCGCTAATTGTATCATCTATAGCTTTTAATTTATTAATTAAATTTAAAGTTACTGCATCTATTTTTGGTTTACTTGTTTTCATTGTTATCCTCCTTGTTGTAATCATTAATAAGCTCTTCAATATACTCCTTGTCTAAACCAAAACTTTCACCCACGCTGATAGCTTCTTTATGTCTACCGCTTGTTATAAGTTTAGTTATATCTCTAGTTAAAAGATCAGCAAAAGCATTCATTGCTATATCAGTTTTAGTTTGTTTAGTCATTTGTTTTCACTCCTACTACTAGCAATGTTAGCTTTTCTGTTTCTTGTATACCGCAATCACAATCAAAAACTTGACATACATCTTGCCAAATATCTCCTTGAAAGTCATCATTGTATAAATCTAAAAACCTTGCTTTCGGTAAAACATTCCAATGCTTTTCCTCAAGTTGTTTTTGTTGCTCGGTAGTTAATGACCATTGTTCTTTGTTATTAGATACATTCTCTGTTTTTATGTTTTCTAATTCCTCTACATAAAATGGATCTAAGTTATTTTCTAATATCGTTATTTGTTTTTGTATGTGTTCTAAATCTTTTTTAGTTACAGATTCAACATCATCTAAACAACACGCAATAGATACACTTGCTTCTTTTAATGCTTTTAATATCTCACCAGTCATAATCATCTCCGTCTAATAAGTTCTCTGACCCTTCTTCCATTTGATACTGCGCATCATCTCCATATTCAGTACCCTCATAGGTAGCTTTAAATTCTGGTTCTTCTATGCATTGAAACTCTCCTCCAGTTCCTTCACAATTCCAAGCCATTTCTTGCATTTGCGATCTAGTAAGTTTTTTATTTGATTCTACTTTGTAATATCTTACATCAATAGTTTGCTCACTAAATCTGTAAGTGTATTTGTATTCTTTTTGTTTACTCATTTAAAAACCCTCCTTGTAAACTCTATAGTTAAGTTTGTTATTGATCATACCGCAGAATATATCATTGGCATAAGCTCGGTTGGTAATAGTTACTTTGTTTGAACTCGGTAAAGTTCCTATAAAGTAGCTCCAAAAGTCTCTGGCTTCCTCGCTCTGAAGAGCAAAGGAAACCTGAGAACTAGACTCGGTAATGATAACGTCTATCATTGTGACTCGCCTATGAAGTGCAAGTCGTTTGCTTTCTTACAATGTTTAATAAAATCTTCTAGCGGGTATTCTGTTTGCTCTTCGTTTGTGTTGTACTCTCTCCCAACTATATCAAAGTTATGATCTACCCAATAAAGGCCATTGTCGTAGTTATCACAATCAAGATTTTTTATTTGATCAACGCCTAGGCTTAACGTTCCGCCCAAAGTATTAGCTATTATTTGAATTAACCTAGCTACTCCATAGTCTTCATCAGTTCTGACTCCGTATTGTTTAGCGGTGGCAAGAAAACCCTCTACGCTATCTCGCCCTCCGTTCCAATGTAAATATATACCGACAGAGTCCTTGTTTTTTATACCCTCTTTAGATATAAAACCAATTACTGCTCTATTACCCATTTTTTATTCTCCGTATTATGTTATTAGCAAGATTGCTAACGACTAGCCCGGGGGCTAGTTTCGTCTATTGAAGACTCTTCAGGTTAGCTATTTATATCAGGGTCAAAGCTTAAGGCTATGCCAATCATAGCAACCGGCATACCGGCAAACAATGACACAAACAAGACTCCCACCATAGCGGGGGAGTCACAGTTGAAAAAACTATAAACAAAAATAAACGTTGATAAAATTAACAATGTTATAAAAAATATTCTAAATATCATTATGCAACCCTCTTTAATTTTTTAGTTTGTAAATCGTGTAAATAATCAACGGCCTTGTATGATTGGCTAAACGCTTTTAAAATTACTTTTGGATCTTTTTCTAGCTGTTTAATCCAATTGTTTAAATACTTTGCGTGATCCGGTCTAGGCTCAACGCTAACATTTAACAAACTACACAATAACGCTGAGCCGGTCTCCGCAACTAACTCTTCAAAAGCGTATTTATCATCACCGAAAGAGTCGCCCTTGATCCTCTTTAGTCTAGACTCTGCTCCCGTCCAATGTACTAGTTCGTGTAGTAGCGTAGAATAAAAAGACTCTTCAGCGGTTGAAGTATCAGAACCAATAAAAGACTCTTTAGTTGGTATCTGTATATAATCCAATTGACGCTTATAACAAGCGACTCCGCCTTTATATTGAATATTCGCTTTTGTATTAGCTACGAATTGCTCACAAAGTTTGTTGCTGAACGTTTCAAATTTAGTGTAATCCTTACCCTTAGCCGGTAACTTTAGACCCTCAACTTGATCCGCATTGAAGACTCTGTAGTATTTAACAAACCATATATTTTTTTTAAGCGGTTGGCCTTTACTGTCTAAAATGCCGGAGTCATCATTTACTAGTAACTTGTCCCAATAAAAAATAGGCGTAGACTTTTCACCCTTTTTTATTTGGTGGCCGAGTCCCGCCCATTGTTTATAAGTAGCCCATTTATTATGCTCATAACCAGAGTCAAGGGCTGACATACTTAATTGAAAAGTATTAAATCCGGTATAGTGTTTTTGGGTAGTGTAATTTATGGGTAATTCGTTACCCATTTTTATAGCCCAAGGCTTGACCCAATCTGTTCCTTGAGTCTTCATTAGACTTATCACTTTGTCCGTAGTTTCTTTTAATAGTTCTTTAGTTTTCATTTTTAACCTCATATTTAATTAACAATATAAACATGATAAGAGTATGACACTTACTGTCAAGATATTTATACAAACAAGTAATTAATGGTTGCTAATGTACTGAAAAGCCTATATTTTGTAATAAAATAACGAATCGTTATTGACTCAAGTTACTCCGCAATAATTAACAATTTAGCGAATCGACCTCATAGGGTGGCTTGAGTATTTATTGTATTAATTGGGTTGGGTGGGTCTTCTGTTTGTCCTAGCTACACGTGAGTCCCCCGCTTTTATTTTTGTATTTATAAAGGCTTACGGGTTCATAACCCGTACTATAATATTAATAATCTAGGCCTTGCGTATATATAGACAGTTTTTTTACGTGGCAAGGCGTGGCTTTTTTGATTTGCACGACACCCACGCCCCCGCAAACCACCGGCTCGGTTGTATACGTGTGTTATTAGAAAAGGAGAGTGTCTTGCCCACACACATCGAAATACCCTATACACCAAGACCACTACAAGCCAAGCTTCACAAAGAGCTACCAAAGCATAGATGGGCGGTTCTAGTGATGCACAGAAGGTTTGGCAAGACTGTGATGATTATAAATCATCTATTAAGAGAAGCAATCTTGAACAATAGGCCTAATCCTAGGTATGCGTATTTAGCACCTACTTATAGACAGGCTAAGAGTGTTGCGTTTGACTACTTAAAAGATTTTTCTAGGAAGATACCTAATGTAAAGTTCCATGAAACAGAACTTAGGATAGATTTACCTAACGGAGCAAGAATAAGTTTACTTGGAGCAGAAAATTATAATAACCTCAGGGGGCTTTATCTTGACGGCTGCTGCATTGATGAAACGGCAGACATCCCAGAAGCGGTATTTCCTGAAGTAATACGACCTGCTTTATCGGATAGAAACACAAAAGAGAAACCTACGTTCTGTTATTTTATAGGAACACCAAGAGGGCATAATGCTTTCTATGATTTATATGAACAAGCTACACAGAACAAAGATTGGTATAGTGTAGTTTATAAAGCATCAGAGACAGGTATAGTAGACCAAGAAGAACTAGAAGCTGCACAAGCGATGATGACAGAAGATCAGTACAATCAGGAATTTGAATGTAGCTGGGTGGCAAATGTACCCGGCTCAATATATGGCAAGTACCTAGAAGAAGCGATGGAAGAGGGGCGTATTACGAAAGTACCTTATGACCCTTCCTTAAAAGTAGATACCTATTGGGATCTAGGAATTGGCGATAGCACAGCAATATGGTTTGCTCAAAATGATGGGCGTGCCATTAATGTAATTGATTATTATGAAAATAGAAATGAGGGGCTACCCCATTATGTAGATGTACTTCAAAGAAAGAAATACTTATATGGAGACCATGTAGCACCACACGATATAGAAGTACGAGAGTTGGGATCAGGAAAGAGCAGAAGAGAGATTGCTTATGATCTAGGTTTGAACTTTCGAGTAGCACCGAAGCTACCATTAGAGGATGGAATACACGCAGCTCAGATGTTAATACCACGTTGTTGGTTTGATAGTGAGCGATGCAAGATAGGGCTGGATGCACTAAGGCATTACCATAGAGCCTATAACGAGAGAACAAGAAGCTTTCGTAACAGCCCTGTTCACAACTGGTCAAGCCATGCAAGTGATGCTTACAGATACTTGGCTGTAGGATTAAAAGAAAGAAATAGTTGGAGCCAACCCATGCAAAGGATGGCATCTAGTAGTTATAACCCATTTACACACACAGGAGAAGCAGGATGAGTTTTTTATCACCAAAAATGCCGACACCGCCACCACCTCCTCCAGCACCCCCTCCACCAGCAATTAAACCGGTAGAGCGTGCAGAAATAGATAAGGAAGAGGATAGATTAAAAAGAAGAAGAGGTGTGCGTGCCACAATGCTAACTGGGCCAGCAGGCTTGACAGCAGAAGCAGACACAAGTATAACTCCTACATTACTAGGAGGATATTAAGATGGGTGGATTTATAAGTAGGCCATCAAGACCAGCACCGCCACCTGCACAACCTGCACCACCAGTAGTACAACCAGCACCGGCTATACGAGCAGAAGATGATAGTCCTAAATATAGGAAGAGAAGAAAGGTGTCAGGAGAGCGTACTACGATATTAACGGGTACCCAAGGATTAACCGCTACAGGAGATAGCACTTCTGTAAAAACCTTGTTAGGAGGATAGATGGCTGAAGATAAAAAAGCAGTTGCCATAATGCACCAGTTTAAAACTTTGGTAGATCAAAGAAGCAACTGGGAAAGTCATTGGCAGCAACTCGCAGACTTTATAAGTCCTAGAAAAGCAGACATAACCAAGAAGCGTACCTCTGGTGATAAGCGTACAGAATTAGTCTTTGATGGTACAGCTATTCATGCAGCAGAAATGTTGGCGGCAAGTTTACATGGTATGTTGACTAATCCTTCTACACCTTGGTTTAGCTTGCGTTTTAAAGACAGAGAGCTTGATGGAAACGATGAAGCAAAGGAATGGTTAGAAGGGGTAACCGATGTTATGTATGCAGCAATTAATCGCTCTAACTTTGCAGAAGCAGTACACGAATTATATTCAGACTTAGTGGTGTTTGGCACAGGAGTGATGAGTATAGAAAAGGATGAGCAAAGCGATTTACGTTTTAGCACAAGGCATATAGCCGAATGTTACCTAGCCGAAGATGCAGAGGGTAGAGTAGATACAGTATATAGAAAATTTAAGATGACCTGCATTGCAATGAGAACGATGTTTGGTAATGACAACCTACCTCCAAGATTACAGAATATGGCAAGGATGGAGCCATACAAAGAAGTAGAATTATTGCACGCTGTATTTCCAAGAGAAGCGTATGACGTAACACAGTTAGATACATTAAATAAACCATTTGCTAGTGTGTATATAGATCCACACGATAAAAAAACTATATCCGAAGGCGGATATGATGAACTACCTTATGTGTGTCCAAGATTCCTCAAAGCTTCTTTTGAGCGTGGTTATGGCCGATCTCCAGCTATGACTGCATTAGCAGACACAAAGATGCTTAACAAGATGGCTGAGGTAACAATCCGCTCTGCACAAAAGCAAGTAGATCCTCCTCTGATGCTCCCTGATGATGGGTTTATGATGCCAATAAGAACTGTGCCGGGTGGATTGAATTACTATCGTTCTGGCACCAGAGATAGGATTGAGCCT